TTGGGGGATTGCTATCCCTCAAAACAGGGGGACACAAAAGACACTATTACAAAAGAAAAAAGAAAAGATTATTCGTCCGAGAATTCTGGCGAATCCTCTGACCAGCCAGAAAACGATCTTTCTGTGGTTAAACCGGATGCTGCAATTCAGAGCGGCAGCAAGTGGGGAACAGCAGAAGACCTGACCGCCGCAGAGTGGATGTTTGACATGGTGAAGACCATCGCGCCATCAGCCAGAAAACCGAATTTTGCTGGGTGGGCTAACGATATCCGCCTGATGCGTGAACGTGACGGACGTAACCACCGCGATATGTGTGTGCTTTTCCGCTGGGCCTGCCAGGACAACTTCTGGTCCGGTAACGTGCTGAGTCCGGCCAAACTCCGCGACAAGTGGACCCAGCTCGAAATCAACCGTAACAAGCAACAGGCAGGCGTGACAGCCAGCAAACCAAAACTCGACCTGACAAACACAGACTGGATTTACGGGGTGGATTTATGAAAAACATCGCCGCACAGATGGTTAACTTTGACCGTGAGCAGATGCGTCGGATCGCCAACATCGATAACCAGGACATGACGATATCGGTCTGGGTCTTTCCTGATACTGATATTTCAGATGTATCGCGTGAGTTAATTGCGGCAATTAAACAGGGGTATCTAACAGTAAAAGCCGCCGGGGTATGGGCGGGGGGCATTGAAACACCTTCGGTGGAAACTCCATCGGAAGGCTCTAAATTTTTTGGTTTTGATATGGATAACGAATTCATCAGTGGTTTTGATGTAGGGGCATGGGGAGTATTACTCTGATGGCGAAAAATGACTTTAAAGCGTTTGCAACTGATCGAAATGCCAATGTTATGTCGCAGGAGGAATGGGAAGCGTTGCCTGCGCTTATATCCGGATTTACAGCAGGGAAAGCATCCAGTGCGCAAGTCAATAAGGTTATTCGGCAGGCCAGCTTTATTGCTGCAGCTCTGGCCCAGTTTGTAAGTGATAAAACGCAACGGGATGTGCTTGATAATGGTGATCTGCCCGGTTTTGTTGAATTGCTGGGATCGGGGTTTGCTGTTGAATACCTGAGCCGCAAGAATCCGTTTGGCGATATCAAATCGGACGGCACGGTGAAAACGGCTCTTCAAAACCTTGGTTTGGGAGAAGGTGCTCCAGCTATTGGCGTTCCGTTCTTCTGGCCGTCCGCTGCAATGCCAAATACTGTAATCGACAGCTGGTCCTGTATGGTGTTTTTGAAGTTCAACGGCGCGAAATTCTCTGCCACTGATTATCCTGTGCTGGCGAAAGTGTTTCCTTCGCTGGTATTACCTGAAGCCCGCGGTGATTTCATTCGTATCTGGGATGACGGGCGAGGTGCAGACGGTGGTCGCGAATTATTAAGCTGGCAGGCAGCTACAAACTTTTCTCAGTTTGCCGGGAATATAGGCGAAGGTGCGGGACACGCAATTAACTTTCATGATGGCATCGCCGGAAATCAGCCAGGATTTTCACGATTTAATTTCACCAGTAACTCTGTGGGTGATGGTGTGAATTTTGTTGCAGTCAGACCGCGAAATATTGCATTTAACTTTCTGGTGAGGGCTAAATAATGAAACCTGTTTTTGATGAAAATGGGCTGGCTACAGTGCCGGGCGATATGCGTTGTTTTTATTATGATGCTGAAACATCTGAGTATACGGGCTGGTCTGATGAATATATTAATACTGGCGTAAGTATGCCCGCCTGTTCCACTGGTATTGACCCTGGCGAAAACATTCCGGGAAGAGTGGCAGTATTTACAGGTAAGGGATGGAGCCATGAAGAAGACCATCGCAATGAGACTGTTTACTCAATCGAAAATGGCGCAGCTGTTACAGTGGATTATATCGGTGCCATCAAAGACGGTTATGTCACGATTTCACCGTTAACGCCATACGATAAATGGGATGGTGAGAAATGGGTGACAGACACTGAGGCACAACACAGTGCCGCAGTAGACGCGGCAGAAGCACAGCGCCAATCACTGATTGATGCAGCAATGGCTTCCATTAGTCTGATTCAGCTGAAGTTACAGGCCGGACGGAAACTGACTCAGGCAGAAACAACCCGACTTAACGCCGTGCTGGATTACATTGACGCGGTGACGGCAACAGATACCAGCACCGCGCCGGATGTCATCTGGCCTGAACTGCCGGAGGCGTAGGCCATTCAATATCTGGCGCACCGGAAGTATCGACCAGCTCCAGTGCGTCCAGATAATCCAGCCACAAATTATATTGCGTCAGTTCGTCACCTTTCAGACGACCAATAGCCGCTTTACCGGGCCATTGCTTACTGTTCATGTATTCGTTGGCCTGGTTAATTAGTAGCTGTCTTTCTGATTCAGTAATTTCAATAAGCTCTTCATGCGTGGGTGGAGGAATATCTGCCCACGCAGGCAGCCCATCATCTCCGGCAATACGGATTTTTCCTTGTGGCGGTTCAGCCATAAACTCACTGATAATATTTTGATTTACTTCCTTAGCGTCTGATAAATCCCATCCCTCTGATTTATATTTATCAATCATATCCACAGGGAAAAAAGCATTATGCCTTGCGCTATAAACATATTCGTCCATATAAATCACCCTGAATAAAATTACTCACCAACAGCCCACCAACTGTAATTCATCGATACCGTGTCGCTGGTTGATGACGTTCTGTAAGCAGAATTAAAGCCGGTTAACGTTGGGCCTTCTGCAGTCATCACGAACCCTCGCCCAGCGCCTAAAGGCGCACCGCCATCACCAGAATGAGTAAGCATGGCGCAGTCCGCTTTTTTGGGGAAAGGGATGCTGAATGTAATTCTCATTGTTTGCGTCGATAATGTCGGCGTAACCGCACCACGACCATATTGCAGGATTTTCCCGTTGGGTAATTTCATCCATCCATTACCACTGGCAAAAGAGGCCATGTCCGGTATCTGATTTTCCCCTGTCCCCACATCCCGTTTTGCCGCTTCTCCCAAACCAACGTTTATGAAAATGCAGAAATAACGAGCAAATGGCATCATTCCTGCTTTTGTCAGGGAGATCTACCATGCTTATTGGCTATGTACGTGTGTCAACAAATGACCAGAACACAGATCTACAACGTAATGCGCTGAACTGTGCAGGATGCGAGCTGATTTTTGAAGACAAGATAAGCGGTACAAAGTCCGAAAGGCCGGGACTGAAAAAACTGCTCAGGACATTATCGGCAGGTGACACTCTGGTTGTCTGGAAACTGGATCGGCTGGGGCGCAGTATGCGGCATCTGGTCATTCTGGTTGAGGAGTTGCGCGAACGTGGCGTTAATTTTCGCAGCCTGACGGATGCTATTGATACCAGTACCCCAATGGGGCGCTTTTTCTTTCATGTGATGGGGGCCCTGGCTGAAATGGAACGAGAACTGATTGTTGAACGAACAAAAGCTGGACTGGAAGCTGCTCGCGCACAGGGACGAATTGGTGGACGTCGTCCCAAACTTACACCAGAACAATGGGCGCAGGCCGGACGATTAATTGCAGCAGGAATTCCTCGCCAGAAGGTAGCGATCATCTATGATGTTGGTGTATCGACACTGTATAAGAAGTTTCCGGCCGGAGATAAATGA